GATATCAAGACGCGCTATGAAGCCTACCGCGTAGGTATTCAAGGTGGATTTTTGAAGCCGAACGAGGTTCGAGCTTGGGAGGAGCTGCCGGCGGAACCGGGGGGTGATGTGTTATTGGTGAATCAAGCCATGACTTCATTAACGAGCGTGGCTCCAAGTAAGCCAAGACAACCGTCTGGAGGCGATACAGATGAAGAATAAACCGTTCTGGCAATGCAGACTAGCAGCGGACACCGGCAAGAAAGCCGGTGAACTGCTTATATACGGGCCAATTGGTGACCAAACGTGGTTTGGCGACGAGGTGTCGCCGAAGCGGTTTCGCGAGGACCTTCAAGCCCTGGGCGACATCGAGGAGTTGCGGGTTTATATCAACTCGCCTGGGGGAGACTTCTTCGCTGGCAACGCGATTTACTCCATTCTGAAGCGTCATAACGCGCTCAAGGTAGTGTACGTAGACGGCCTTGCTGCCTCAGCAGCGTCTCTCGTTGCGATGGCTGGGGACCTCGTCATTATGCCTTCCAACGCTCTCATGATGATACACAACCCCTGGGCGGTTGTGACCGGAGATGCGAATGTGCTCCGCAAGGTTGCTGACGACTTAGATCTCATCAGAGAGAGCATGATCGCAGTTTACTCGGGCCGCACAAAGCAGTCTAGGGACAAGATCATCTCGATGCTAGACGCGGAGACGTGGATGACCGCGAAAGAAGCCGTGGATCTCGGGTTCGCTGATGAGATCGAGGAAGCGAAGAAGGTAGCGGCGTCGGTGAACGGGACGAAAGCGGTTATCAACGGCATCGAGGTTGACCTCACAAAGTATCGTAACGTCCCGGATTTCGGACAATTGGCAGCGGTCCGTGCTGGCGTCTCCCCGGAAGATGTGTCTGACAAACTGGCCCCCGAGGACACCTCTTGGGAGGCCCCGGACCTTGAGGACTTCACGGACAAGTCTTGGGATGAGCTGAGCGACGCCGAGAAACGTCGCATCGCGGGTCATTATGCCTGGGCGCGTACCATGCCGCCCGAGACTTTTGGTGACCTCAAGTTGCCGCACCACCGACCGAGCGATGGGGCTGTTGTGTGGCGCGGGGTGGCGAACGCGGCGGCCCGGTTAGAGCAGACGGATCTGCCATCAGAAGACATCCCGAAGGTGCGCAGACATCTTGCGAGACACTACCGGCAGTTTGAGCGGACTCCCCCGTGGGAAGACGCTCTTAGCGATAAGCTCCGGCTGCTAAGCCTGGAGCTCGAGCTACTATCACATGGAGGTTGATGAACATGATAAGGGAACTCAGGGATTTACAGATGAAACTCGCCGATGCTGAGCAGAGAGCTAGGCTCGCTATCGGCGAGGGGAAAGTCGACGAAGCGGAAAAGGCGATGGAAGAGGTACGGGCTTTGAGAAAGCAGATTGCTATGCTGGAGGAGCTTGACGCTGAAGATCGGCGGCAGGCGGTTGCGGCGCAGGGCAGAGATTTCAAAGAGCTCGAAGCGGAGTACAAGCGGGTATTCCTCGCTGGCATCCGGCGCAGAAACCTGTCCGCCGACGACCTGAGCATCATGAACGAGTACAGGCGGGCGATCTACGCCGTGATGCATGAAGGCGGCGTCACGACCGAGCCCGAAGGCGACGCCTCGCTTATTGTCCCGCAGGACATCCAGACCCGAATCAATGCGATTATGCGAGAGCTGGTCGATCTCTCGCAGTACGTGCGCGTTGAGACGGTCGGCACGCTGTCCGGCAGCAGAGTCCTCGAGAAGGACGAGGACATGGCGCCGCTTACTGAAGTAGACGAGTACGGTACGCTGAGCGAGATGGACAACCCGCGGTTTACCCCGATTGCGTACGCTCTCAAGAAGAGAGCAGGCTTCCTCCCGCTTACGAACGAACTACTCCGGGACAGCGATCAGAATGTCCTGGCTTACGTGACGAACTGGATCGCGAAGAAGGTCGTCGTGACGCGGAATACTCTTATCGTTGCGCTGTTGAACACGCTTACTGCCACCACGCTGGCCGATCTGGACGCGATCAAGAAGGTCCTCAACGTCACTCTGGATCCGGCGATCTCGTTAAGCGCGGTTATCATCACGAACCAGGACGGCTATCACTGGCTTGATACCCAGAAGGACAGCCAGGGTCGTTATCTACTGATGGAAGACATTACCCGTCCGGGGCAGAAGATGCTGTTTGGCCGTCCGGTCGTGGTGGTTTCCAACCGCTATCTGCCGTCCCGTGAAGATGCAACGGCTGGGAAGACCTACGCGCCGATTTACATCGGCAACGGCAAGCAGTTCGCCGTCTGGTTCACCCGCGGGACCTACGAGCTCGCTTCCACCCGTGAGGGTGGAGAAGCGTGGCGTCGTGACAGCACCGAGCTGCGCGTCCTCACCCGCGACGACCTAAGGCAGTGGGACGCCGCTGCGATGGTGAAGGGCGAGCTAGATGTAACTCCGGCGGTGTGATAGGTCATGGTCAAGCTACGAGTGATTTATGGGTTCCGTGATCTCGAGGCCGGTGTTCACCGCAAACCCGGTGAAGTGTTCGAGGCTTCTGAGGCCCGGGCGCGGGTGATTTTGGGGGCTGGGGTCGCTGAGGTTGTGGAAACGACTGATGAGGCGGTCCAGACCGTCGCGCAGGAGGCAGATGTGAGCAAGCGGCGGAGCAAAGCCAAGAAAAGGTGATCTAAATGCTCACCCTGAGCGAAGTAAAGCACTGGCTGAGGCTGGAGGAGAGCGATAACGCTGAAGATGCTCTCCTCCAGTCCCTCATTAACACGGCAAGTGAATATATCCGGAATGCCGTACCTGCTGGGATGAACCTGGATAGCAATCCCATTGCTACGCTATTAGCTCGAGTGCTTATTGCTGACTGGTACGAAAACCGCACGTCGATTGGGCAGGTCCGTGCTGAGCTGCTGCCGACTGTGCGGGCCCTTGTGGTGCAGCTGCAATGTGCTTATCCGGTCATCGAAACAGCTTGGCTTCCTGATGCAGTTCTCGGCGTTGGCTATTACGTAGCGCTCAAGGCAAGTGGCGGAGTGCCGCCGTATCTGTGGGTAATCGAAGCCGGAGTATTGCCTAGCGGACTCGCACTTGATCCCACGGGAATTATAAGCGGAACTCCGACGACTATTGGCGATTTTGCGTTCACCGTGCGGATCACCGACAGAAGTGTACCCACGAAAACCGCCAGTCGAGCACTCTGCATAACGGTGGTGGAGGCATCATGAATATTGGTGCTCTCCGGCACCGCATTGAGATCGGCTACTACGACGATCCCCGGGACGAGTGGGGCGACCCTATCCTTGGAGAAAGACAGTGGAACCTAGTGGCCAAAGACTGGGCTTCCGTCGAAGGCCTCCGCGGCAATCAATACTTCCAGGCTCAGCAGATGGTGAACCAGTCCGACCACCGCATTGTCATCCGCTACGGGAAAGACATAAAGCAGGGGCTCATTGTTCGCCACGACGGCCGAGAGTTCACAATCCAGGCCGTGCTGGATGAGGACGGCCGGCGGCGCCACCTGACACTCCATTGTCGAGAGGTGGTGCCGGGTGAAGGTTAGGATGAAGGTTGAAGGCGGCGACAAAATTGCCCGCAAGCTACAAATGATAGCCGAAGAAACAGCCCGGACGCACATGCGAGAAGCCGCCTTGGCCGGGGCTGAGGTAATACGAGCGGCAGCTGTTGAGAAAGCGCCCGAAGGAAAGACTGGTACCCTGAAGGGCGACATCCACAAGGAAATCAAAAAGCAGACTAAGGCCCGAGTAGAAATTCATATCGGTCCCGGCAAAGACGCCTGGTATGGTCGCCTGGTAGAGGAAGGCCACAAGCTAGTGCGGGTAATCGGCCGAACTCAAAAAGGCAGGAGAACCTATCGTATAAAAAAAGAAATTGGCCAAGTTCCTCCTCACCCGTTCCTGCGGCCGGCATTTGACGAGAAAGTGGATGAAGCGCAGAAAAAGGCAGTGGAAGAACTGCGGAGGAGGCTGAAGCTAGTTTCAATTCCTCATAGGTAGGCTGGATACAGGAG